GAAGCTCTCGAAGGAATCGAGATGCAGCTGTCGCGGGAGCAAGTGCCCGACGTAATGCGGGCACACAACGTTCGCAACATCACCGTGGAAGGCGTCGGTCGAGTAACCCTCGGCACGCGTTGGTCTGCGTCGATGCTCGACAGGCAAACCGCGTTCGTGTGGTTGCGCGACAACAACCACGGCGGCGTTATACAAGAAACCGTCAACGCCCAGACCCTCGGCGCTCTTGCCAAGGAGCTGAACGACAGCGGGGTGGAACTCCCCGCCGACACGTTCAAGACGAGCGTGATGACTTACACCAGCATCACAAAGGTGAAATAATGAGCAACGATGTAGCGAAGACTGACAGCAAGCTACCAGCGCACCTTGCACAGTATGAGAAGGCGAAGATCGGTAATGTCGATTCTTCTGACCGCATCATACCACGAATCAAGCTGATCCAGGCAATCTCGCCTGAACTGCAAGACTTCCAGGACGCCAAAGCCGGGCAGTTCTGGCACACCATCGGCCAACAGAACCTCGGCCCAACGCTCAAGGCAATCCCCATCATCATTCGCAAGTCCTACGTGCTTTGGGCTCCGCGAAATGACGACCGGGGCATTCTGGCCCGCGCGATGGACGGCATTCATTGGGAGCCCGCAAACGCGGAATTCTCCGTGAAGCCCAAAGGGTCGCCTCAATCGGTCGTCTATCGGACCAAGAACACGGTGGCCGAATCCGGCCTCGACCGGTTCGGGACCTCCATTCCGGGGGATGCCAATTCGCCCCCGGCGGCGAGCCTCACTTACAATATGATGTGGTACTTGCCCGACCTCCCAGAGTTGAGCCCCTCTATTATCATCAACACGCGGTCGAGCGTCAAGCCGATGCAGCAATTGCTGTCGCGGATTGACTCCAAGCCGGTCCCGCACTATGTTCAGAGCTACGTGATCGGCTCGGTTCAGCAAAAGGGCGCTGAGGGTCCCTACTTCAACTTTACTTACACGGGGTCGGGATTCGCTGACGAGGCAACGGCCAAAATCTGCCACGACATGTACGAGCAATTCAGCAAGATCGGGTGGCTCGCCAACGACGAGGCAGAAGACGAACCCACCGACCGGCCAGCATTTGACAATACGCCAGCTGGCAAGCAGATGGCTGACGACAAAGCTCCGTTCTAACGCCACCTTGGGGCGGGCGCAAATGCCCGCCCTCTTTTATGGGGATTGGATGAAGCAAATTATTGATCCAGGCTTGGCGCTGCGCATCGTAAGCGACGAGCATCGACCTATAGCCTTCGACACCGAAACCACCGGCCTCACAATCAAGGACAAGGTGTGCGGTTACGTCGTGACCAACGACGATTTATCGATTTACGTGCCGGTCAGGCATGAAGCGGGGGGCAACATACCAAATGCTGATGAATTCGAGCGTCTATTGGATCAGGCTTTCAGAGATCGAGGCCGCCATGGCTTCCGTACCGTGGGGCATAACCTGGGCTTTGATCTTCGCATTTGCCTTAGGCATCATGTTGTCCTCAATGGACCACTAGAAGATACGATGATCAACGAGGCGATCATCAGCGATGTAACGCAAGGCTACGGCCTCGACGAATGTGCTATCCGCCACAAGGTAACACCCAAGAAGGGCACCGAAATATACGCCCTCCTTGCCCAGCGATTCGGCGGGCTGCCAGATCGCAAGCAGATGAAGTTCTTTTGGAGGCTCGAAGGTGATCATCCAATCGTCGTTGATTACGCCACAGGAGACGGCATCACAACTCTTGAGCTGTGGGCTAAGCAACAGCCGATTCTTGATGGTGATGAATTGCGAAAGCCCTGGCGTTTGGAGTGTGAATTACTACCTTACGTCGCACGAATGCACCATCGGGGGCTCAAGATTGATCCTGATTACGCCGGTCGGGTCGTCGGGGACGTAAACGCAGCGGTGGCCGAGGCCAGCAAGGTATTCGTCCCAGGATTTAACGTCCGGTCGCCCAAAGCCGTAGAGCAACTGTACCGGATGAATGGCTACCAAGATCAGCAATTCGCGCGCACCGATAATGGTGCGATATCGTTTACCGAAAAATGGCTGGGAACTAACGACATAGGTAACGCTATCTTGTCGGTCCGCCGCTTGGAGAAAGCACGTGACAGCTTCATCACCCCCCTCATCGACACCCACAACATCGGAGGAAGAGTCCACCCAATCCTCAACCAATCCAAATCAGACGATTACGGAGTTGCAGGGGTCAGGTTTTCTTGTTCAGAGCCAAACCTTCAAGCTTTCCCTAAAAGAAACATCGCTGTTGGTAGAGTTGTTCGCAAGCTTGTCATCCCGGACGAAGGATACGTCATTGAGGAAGCTGATGCCAAACAGCAAGAACCTAGATTGTTTACTCACTATTCGGGTGAACCCGCTCTTGTCGAAGGATACCGGAGTGGGACTATGGATATCCATGACAGAGCCAGCACTATCTTGAGGTTGGACCGCGAGACAGCCAAGCGCATGTCGATGGGCATGCTAACCATGATGTCGCCACCTACCCTCGCCGGGCACATGCGATGGCCCCTTGAGCAGGCCCGCGAGGCACACAAGGCGTTCCTAACAGACGCGTTCCCGGCCATCGGCGCATTCCAAGAGAAAGCGATCCAAGTATTCAAGCGGCGGGGATACGTCAAGACCATTCTAGGTAGGAGAGCCTATTGCGATGACCCTAGATTCGCTTATCGCGCAGTATCGAGGATAATCCAAAATGTGGGCGGCGAGCATATTAAACTATGCATCCTCCGAGCATGCCAGTACGAAGACGCCTATCCGGACCAAATACAGGTCCTACTTACTATCCACGACAGCTTATTGTGGCAACGAAATCCAGCGCACGATCCGAGCGATCTCATACGGTCAATCGAGAATGTTGCGAACGAACTTGAACTTACCGTTCCGATCCCATTTGGGCTAGGCTCCGGGCCTACTTGGGCTCATGCTTCTTACGGGGACAAGATGGACAAGATTGATGACTAAGCCTAAACTGGACAGGGACCCACCGCAGAAAGCTATTTTATGTTCTGCAGACGAGTGCCTACGTTTCGCCAGGGCACGCAATATGTGCTGGAAGCACTATAAACAATGGTATCGAAATGGCCTACCGACAAGGGGACCCGACTATCGACTTAGAGGCCAAAATAGAAGTAACTACAGCGAAGGCGTATCTTATACAACCGACGATGGGCGCTCTAGCCGAAGTGTGGGTGCCCAAGTCTCAGGTGGTTTCGATGAGCGAGCCTGACGAGAATGGGCTAAGGACGTTCAAGGTCACCGAATGGTGGTATAAACGCGCGGAGCTAGACCGAGAATGAAAGAAGCTGACGTAAAACGCGCCATGGTGAAATCGATGCAATCGGCCGGGGGTTATGCCCGCCGCATCGAAGACCAATTCTCGGTCGGCACCTACGACCTTATCCTTATCCCGTTTGGTATGCCCGTGTTTATGGCTGAGGTAAAAATAATTCGAGACAACACATTTGGGCCAACCCTCCGCCAATTCGTCGAGCTGGAACGAATCCGACACGTGGGCTACGGAGGCCAACACGTGATCCCCGTTATGATCGGGTGGAAGAACGGGGTCCATTACTTTAGCCCGCCCAAGATGACCATCGTGCGTAACGAGTGCTTCTCGGTAACAACCACCGACAAGACATTCCACGACCAGCTGGTTCTATACTACCACTCAATGAAAGGTGTAACATGAAGAAAAAAGACGCTGATCCAAAGTCTATCCCCGAAGAGATTTTACAACAGGCAATTCAGGAAGTAAATAGCAAGGCCGAGGAACATGGCGACACCGCCGAATCATTCCGCATGATTTCGGAACTGTGGTCTGTCTATGTAAACCACGCTCGCGCAAATCGCGAAGGGCCGCCAGTTACGCCGCACGACGTAGCCCAAATGATGATCCTAATAAAGATTGCCCGCTCGGTATACGGCGAATCCGAGGACAACTTCATCGACACAGCCGGTTATGCGGCTTTGGCAGCGATGTTTAAGGACAGCGAATGACAATCATCCAAGCAACCGGCATTCACTGTATCGTGGATGGACAATTCGGGTCGACGGGTAAGGGGGCGCTGGCTGCTTGGTTCGCGGACTACGTGTTGCGCTGCAAGGCTGCTAATTCCTTCGCTGGCGCAATCTACAGCGGAGGGCCGAATAGCGGGCACACCTTCTACGTAGACGGCGAAAAGGTAGTACTCAAGCAACTGCCTACATTCGCTGTCTATCTATACTTGAAGGGGGTACGAGGCGTCCCGGTGTATTTATCCGCCGGGGCAGTTATTGACCCCATTATCCTCCGCGAGGAAGCCAACCGCTACCCAAATTTGTATATATTCGTTCACCCAAATGCTACCGTGGTAACACAGGCGGACAAGGATTCGGAGCTGGAAGGCAGCATAGCGGAAGTAGCAGGCACTAGAAGCGGCACCGGGGCGGCGCTCGCGCGCAAGATTCTCCGCGACCCCAACGCTATCGCTGGCAGTTCGCTTGGTTACATCGCAGCGAATGTTAGCATCCAACATCACCGGCTGAAACCAGAGACCAAAGCCTATAGCATGGAAGTAGCCCAAGGATTCAGCTTGGGGATCAATTCACAGTTCTACCCCAAAGTAACGAGCCGCGAGTGCACTGTAATGCAAGGGCTGGCCGATGCCCGGATCGCCCCTAAGATGCTGGCCGGGACATTCATGGCGATCAGGACTTACCCAATTCGTGTGGGCAACGTAGACGGCCATTCCAGCGGCAACTGGTACTCGGACCAGTACGAAACCACCTGGGACGATATTCGGGTTCCCCCGGAGCTAACAACGGTGACGAGGCGAGTGCGGCGTGTCGCTACGTTCTCTATGGACCAATTCATGGAAGCTTGCTACGCCAATGACCCAGACATTGTGCTCGTAACCCATATGGATTATTTAACCGACTACGAGCAAGAGCAATTCATTGAAAACTTGATGGAAGCTAGAGAGCACATGGGAAAAGACTTCCACGTGATGTATGGTTACGGCCCCAAGGTTCAAGACATCTCGATGCTGATGAAGAAAGTGCAAGAACGACTGCCAATATAGGAGGGAATGATGCCTGTCAACATACTAATTCAAGTGCCGGACTCACTTGAGAAATATCGCCCCATGCTTCTCGATTTCTTCAGAATGATGATCGACAAGCTAGACAAGAACTCTCACAAGGACACCCCGACCCGAGAAACCTTGCCAAAGATCATGGACTTGCTCCTGGACGAAATCATCGAATTCGAAAAGCAAGTCGCGGATGATAAGTTCAACGAGAACTCGCTGGTAGAACTGGCGGACCAGGCAAATTTCGCATTCTTGGCGTACGTCGCCCTGAGGAAACAAGGAGTAGAGCATGGCTATATTGGGGGAGTTGGATGACCGCCTCTCCGTCGTAAAGCGATGGGGAATCCTTCGAACTATCAATACGCAATCCGTGGCGGAGCATTGCTTCAACGTACAGCGAATCTGCATACGAATGGCAAAGTGGTTTGATATTTGCGACCCGGATGACTTATTCCTCCTGTCGCAAGGTGCACTTCACCACGACGACTTAGAAGCTATCACGGGCGATCTTCCTACTCCCGCAAAGGATTACATCGCCAAGAAAGAAGGAGGGATTGACACGGACGCCGGAGTGTGGTACGATACGCTACCGGACAACTTTAAAGAGATAATCAAACTGGCCGACCTGATGGAAGCGTTCCACTTTCTCGCCATCGAAATGAAGATGGGCAACCGCTACGTCGTAAGGCACCGAAGGTATCTCCGGCAGTCCATAAATAAGCACATTAATAACCACCAACACTGGCCAGCCGAGGTAAGCAAAAATGTCAACGATTGGATTGTCGCAACCGAGAACGAAACCAGTAGGATTTACACCCGAGGGGACAATGGAGTTGTTAGAAGTCCAGAAGGAAGCCTTGAAGAACGGGTCGGGTAAGCCCGGATTCGCCTACTATATGGAAATGGGGTTGGGCAAGACGCTGCTCGCCCTCACCGAATTCCTACAGTTAGTCAAGGAGCAGGAAGCCACCCGGTTGGTGGTTATCTGCCCCAACAGCTTCAAGACTGGTTGGCTCGAAGAGATACAAAAGCACGGGTTAATCGTCCACCCGCACATTTTCAATTCCGGTTCCGATTATGAAAATGGCCAGTTCTTGAAGGCTCGGTACGAAAAGCCGCCCGTGCTGATCGTTAACTACGAAGCGATCCGCCGAGAACACGTCCGAGTGTATATCCAAGATTTTACTAAGGGCCGCAACTGCATGCTGGTCCTGGACGAATCGATCCAGATCAAGACGTACAACAGCCTGCAGACCAAAGCCACGCTCGCCATGTGTCCCATGTTTCGGTATCGCCGCCTGCTGTCGGGCAAGCCAGTCACCCAAGGCCCCCATGACCTTTGGGCTCAGATGACCGCCATCGGTGCTCTTCACTCGCGATACTTCCCGTTCAAGACCACGTTCTGCCGAATGGGAGGGTTTAAGGGCAAGAAGGTGGTCGGCGCTCAAAACGAGGAGCTGTTGGCCGCGACCATCGAGAAGTACATTTTCCGAGCGTCCAAGAAGGACTGGACGGACCTGCCGCCCAAGCTATATACTTCCAGGCAGTACGAACTGACGCCCAAACTGAAAGCCATGTATCAGAGTATGGAGGAGGATTTCGTACTCTGGCTGGAAGAGGGGGAGAACGTCGCAGTCGACGCCTTCATCACCAAGTACATCAAGCTCGCCCAAATACAGTCAGGATTCATCATCAAGGAAGACGGCACCATCGAAGAATTAGTGCCCCCGGAGGAGAACCCCCGGTTTGGCCTAGTAAAAGATTTGGTAGAGGAAACTACGGGGAAGGTAATTATCCCGTACGTCCATCGTTACACGCTACGGTTGTTACAACGCGCCCTGGCCGAATACAACCCTACACACATAAGTGGCGGAATGACGCCGGACGAAATTCAGGCAGAGAAGGATACATTCAATAACGACGACCGGTGCCGCGTTATACTAGTCCAAAGCCGAGCTGGAAAATATGGGCACACCTTATTAGGGAGCGGCGAATCGATAAATCGATGTAGTACGATGGTATTTGCAGAAAATTCATATTCTCTCGATGATCGAAGCCAGATCGAGGATCGAATGCATCGCCACGGGCAGACAGCGGATAGTTGTTTATACATTGATGTCTGGGGTACGCCTCTTGATCATAAGGTGACGAAGGCTCTGCAGGACAAAGAAAACATAGCGCAAGCAGTATTTTCATTCTTCGGCAAGCGTCATTCATCGTAGGGATATTCCAATACTCCCTGACGAGCCGCCTTCATGAGCCTGTCCTGTTGCTTGGCAGTAAGAATACCCTCATATTTTGGCACCTTCGCCAATGCGCGGCGTAAATCTCGCATAGCCTCGTCAGTTCCGCCCGCCGATACACTTTTCAACGCCCTGCCAAGCACAGATTGACCGCCAGCCATTGCCAACCCAGCCGCTGGATTTAATCCGTAACCGCCAGCAAGGCCGACACCCAACGCGCTCCTACTTGCTACGGTTCCTCCTACTCTGGCCAGTTTGGTGGCAGGGTCTTCATCGGTAATTTTTGCTAATAATGCCTGTATTTCGGGGGAAGGAGCCCCTTTACCCCTAGTGGGAAGAGCATTCGCTATATCTTCAATATTGGATTTCACTTCGGTTTGGTATGTAAGCGGGTCCTTAAATTTATCTCTTCTGGCTGCTCGCCGCGCCAAGTTCTCAGCGACAGTTACTTGGTCGACCAAACTGGGGTTGGCTTGGCCCGCCGGTAATGCTGTCATCTTAGATCGAATACCTTGCGGAATCGAATCGTCGATGCCTCGGATCGCCTTGTAACCCTTGTTAACGATGGGTCCGAGCATGCTGCCAACGACGCCACCAGCGCCACCGAGCGCCGCGCCCTCGTCTACCGGCTGATCGTGCGCCAACGCCTGCAGACCTCCGTACGTCGTACCCTCAACCGCAGACGTGGTGCCTCTGGTAATAGCACGGGCAGATGGCCCGCCTCCAAGCATACCAGGAATACGGCCCAATCCTGGGAGCCGCGATGCCGCGAGCATGTCGACTGGAATGGCAGCCGTCCCCATTCTGTGGCGAGCAGCATTTACATCCTGTTGAATGTTGGTGCCCATCGCGTAATCCATCGCAGCTGGGACGCCGAATACATCACTGGCAGTAAGGGCCACATCGCCTGCCGCCATAAATGGCTTCGCCCACGCGGGAGCTTGTTCGTATTGAGTTTGACCCCGCGCGTTTATTTCTTCTTGCTGAAATGCCTTAGCTCGCGCCATAGCTTCATTTTCATCACGAGCCATGACTTTGAATTTATCATTGCCTAAGAAAACGTTAAAGCTAGTTTCTTCATCGGCCATGTTACGGAATCCTTTGTACCTTATTCTTACCGCCGGATCGAGTGCTGATCTGTCCCGCCGTAAGTTCGCCAATCTTAGCCTGCAGATCCTTATTGAACCTAGGCGCATCCCCGTCATTTTCGTATTTGTTCTCCGCCATAACAAGCATCGCGGCCTTAACGCGGATCAATTTGTTTATCAATGTTTCTGTTTTCTGGTACGGATTTAGATTCGCCACGGTGGATGACAGCATCCTTTCCTCGAAATTCGAAACACTACCCAAACCAGCTCCAGTCTGCGAAGCATTCCGCATGTCTGTCAATGCTTTCACCGCCGAATTGGCATCAATAGTAGCGATATCAGCCCTAATGTCAACAGCAGCGGTGCCACCGAATGGTAGATTGTGGACTAATGGGGCAAAGAACCCAGACGCCCCGAATTGAGGGGCATTCTTCAAAGCGCTATCCACGGCATTACCAACGTTGCTAGCGGTGAATGCCGAAGCAACTCGTTCTCTATGCTCCTTTTTGAGCCTATCTTCTTCATCCTTTAGCAACTTCGCTGTCTCCGCCTCAGTCTTTCCAGTAAGTGCTGTTGTTTGCGTAGTTTGGGCTGTAGAACGTGCAAGGTCTGCCTTAGCTTTCTCGCTGACCGGCAATTGAATGGGCAACCCATCGGGACCATATTGAATTTTTCCATCCGGCCCGCGCTTATAGTCATAACCTGGTTGCGGCGCTGGATGCGGAGTTCCTTCTGGACCGATGTACAGATTCGTTGGTTGACGATGCTTGTAATTCTTAAGGTAGAACTCCCAGGTGATGGGCTCCTCGCCTTTCGCCTTTTTCTCCGCGTTGATATTCTCGAATAGAGCCCTATCAGCTCCAGCCGGAGCTTCGCGCTTCACGGTGCTTAGCCATTGCGCCATATCGAGCCGTTGTTCTGGCGGAAGTTTAGCGTTGTAAGCCTCCAATTCTCGCTGATCATCGGTGGGCTTCAACCCGCCGCCAGCGCTCGCGACCTTATTACCATGTCTATCGAAGAATGTAGTCTCGCCGGTCGCGTCATTCTTAATGTGCGTAAGGCCCTTAGTAACGAAGCTCTGCAATACCTCATCCAATTTCCCGGATGATTCCAATGCTGCGATGGTTTCGGGCGAAAGCTGGTGCTCCCTAGCCAATGCTGGGAGTAAGGTCTGTCGAAGCGCACGCTGCTTCATATCCGTCTGCTGCTTCTGTAGGTTAATAAGGTCAGCAGCGGACAGATTCATCCTTCCCTGTTCTGCCTTGCTCGCCGCGTTGATAAGCGCCGTGCGCGATTCCTGATAAGGCGAAAGCCCCGCCGCAATCATAGTGAGGCCGGAATCCAACGCGTGAGCGTTCTGATTCTTCTTCATCAATTCGATATACATATTCGCCAAGTCGGGCGGGGACTGCGTGATCTTGGGGGTGTCGGCCGGGGACTGCGGGTTGGTCACGGGCGTCTGGATGCCCACAGGAGGGCCAGGAGGGGGCGTCGGCGCTGCCCCCGGAGCAGCCGGGGGCGGCTGCATTACCATTCCTTGGGACTGTTGGAATGGGGGGATGCCCGGAGGCGAAGGTGCGCCAACACCCCCACCAGCAAACGCACCAGTAATAGCCGTGCTCGGGTCTTGCCCCGATTGTAGCGCGGCAATGATTTCTGCCATAGTCATGCGAATGGCCTACTAGTTAGAGAAGTACCAAGTCTGCCCGCTCGCTTCTGCATTATTTGCGCCATAAGGGTCTGCGCCGCTTGCGTTGCCAACGCCTGATTTGGGTCCTGCGATATTGGGGATATCCTAGCCGCTTCTGCGGCTACGGTCGGATTTAGCTTTGGGCTGATGCCCTTCGCCACTTCATCCAAACCCTTACCCAACTCGCTGTCTTTCTTGTTCAGATCGGCAGCAGTTTTTTCAAGGGTGGACTGTTCCGCAG